AAGGTCGCCCCAGTTGAGTGAACTCACGGTTATCCTTTCAATAGTGCGCTAACCAATTTGGTTAGGACGCGGCTTTCTTTGCTTTGGCTTCTGTCTTTTCGCCAAAAATCATGTCTAACATACGCTCAATACCAAGGTCTTGTTGTTCAACAATTTTACCAAGGCGTCCTTGAACACGCTCACCAGCTTCAAACTCGTCTGTTCGTTCGACGTACATACGGCGAACTTTATACGGAGCTTGTAGTGGATCCGGGTTAGGAAAAGTCTCGACGTTGATTGCGCCAAGAATGTCGTAAAAGTATGGTGCCTGAATAGCAAGTTGACCCTGTAGGTACGGACGCATACGCCCGTCCTGTCCTGGTCGTGCCATAGCAGTAAGCACAACAGCTTCTAACGGTTGCGTTGGGTGCATTGTAAGGTCACGTAGGTCACGCAAAAGCGCACCCATGTGACGAAGCAACTCGCCCCACTGTTGCATCTTCATCTGCTCTGTACCTGCAATTGAATCCATGCACTTCACTTGAAGCTCAGAGATAGAATCAATGATAAGAGATTTGAACTGATGCTTTCCAGTTTGTAACCACTGGAATGTTTTGATAACAACGTCATAGTCACGAACATTTACTACGACAGTATCCCATGTGCCATCTGCGGTTGGTGGTTCTTCGCGCAGAGGGTCCCAGTACTTTATGTTGATCGGTAGGAATCTATGCCCACCTTCAACATCAAGCATGAGACGAGGATAAGGTGCAGTTACGGCAAAGGTGGATTTACCAACCTTTGACTCGCCATACACCATGATAGTCAGCGAACGCTGTACTTCATTTGACATACGTCACTCACTTCCTTTCTTCTCTTCGATGTTGTAATACCCATATGGATCGGATGATACATATGCCTCGCTAAGTGCTTGTTCAGCGGCGCTTCCGTCGTCAAACATTGGGCATATAGCGAAAAACTGGCACTTCCATTTGCAATCACGACTTGGTCGTGGATACGCGACAAGTTGATGAGATGATCCATCATCTAAGGCTTGGCGCACGTTTAACATATCAGATAGTGTTCCGTGGATACGTTGCCAAAAGTTACGCAACGCAAAAACATTATGTCGAACTTCCATCTGCTCATAGAAAGGTGGTCGTGCATTTGCAGAACGCTTAACCTTCTTTAACATTGTAAAGATACCACCTTCAGAACGTTCACCTTCCTTGTTCTGCGCAGTCTCAAGCATCATGTAAGTAAGGATCTGCTCGTTCATGTGTGCCATCGCCGCAAAGTCTGTGAACGAACCTCCAACAGTCTTAAAGTCGCGGAACATACGCACACCATCAGCCTTACGACGAACGCGCATATCAATCTTGCCTTGAAGGATAACCTTTCCATCAAACAATGGCATTTCAATAATTTCTTCTGTAGAGATCATCTCTAACTCAGCGTCAATTCCATTTTCTTCAATCCAGTCAAGGTAACCTTCAAGCATGATGCGCCCGAGTTCAGCCTCAGCGTCAAGATCATACGTATCTCTTATCTGAGCTTCTAGTTCCGCTTTGTCCTTTGCAATAAGCGCAGAGTGCGCCTCAAGAAGAGGAATGCCTTTAGAGTAATAATCATCAAGCGCTTGGTGCACGCGCGAACCGAGAGCAAGAGCTCCAGTCTTTGACTCTGTGCGTGGACGTAGACGACGATAGTAGCTAAGCCACCACTTACGTCGACAATCCTTAAATGTTTGGATCTCTGAGTTTGATATACGTATCGGTTCTACTACGCTCATAGCTTTCCTGCCTTGTCGTCTTTAAGTAGTGATAGCAACTGTGCCTTATCGCGAACGATTTGCTCAAAGTTATCAGCCTTGGTTTCAAGGACTTGAATTACGCGTTCTTCGATAGTTCCTTCAGTCACGTAGTCAGTAATCATGATTGAGTCATGAATCTCAGAACCGATACGGTGCACACGGTCTAGCGCCTGCTTGTGATCTACAAGTGACCAAGGGCGCTGCAGCATGATTAAACGACGTGCTGCAGTTAACGTGATGCCAACACCACCAGCCTGCGCTGTAAAAAGTATCCACTTGATCTTGCCAGCCTGAAAATCATCAACCGCTTGTTGACGTTCATCTTCATTCTGAGCACCAGTGATGAGACCATGTGGAATTTTTTCCTTAGTCATTTCTGCACTAAGTAAATCTATAAGCTGACGTGATACTGCGCATACTGCAACTGAGTCGTCGCCAAAGTCACCGTTCTTAATATCATCCATAACCGCGTCAACCTTGCATGATGGACCAATAAGCGTTACCTTGCTCTCGCCTGTAGTCTCATCAACGCTCATCTCAGCAAAAGAACTTGCAAACTGCAGTAGTCTAATTGTCTGTGTTAAAGGACTAGGCGCTGTAACTGACTCGCCGTCCTCAAGCTCAGCAATCATAAGATCACGCATCTGGTCATAGGCTTTTTTCTGCTTAGTAGACATCTCAACATCCTTGCGCTCAAACAACATGTCTGGGAGCCAAGGAAGAACCTTTTGCTTAAGCATACGACGCATACGTGGATTTATCGCCGCATAGAACTCTTGTTCCATATGAGGCTTTACACCTAGAACCATCATTCCGCCAAAGGCGTTCATCATTGTGTTAATCATGCGGTCAATCCAACGCGTCTTGCTTGGCCATTCATCTGGCGAAAGCCAGTGCAAGATTGACCACATGTCTAAAACGTTATTCGCAATAGGTGTACCTGTAAGGGCAAAGCGAATATCAGCGTTCCCCGTTGCGGCCCAAAGAGCGCGTGTTTGCTTTGACTTAGGTTCCTTAGATCTGTGGATCTCGTCTGCGACTACTGCCTTAAAGTCGATTGCGTTGAGTTCGCGAAGGTGAACTTCGCAACGATTTTCTGAAACCCTGTCGTCGTGTCCACCGCATTCTGTGCACTTTGCAAGCGCGATTGATCCGTAGCCGGAAAGACGAGAGTGCGAGCGCAATGATTCCCAGTTGATAACGTATACGTCTGCAGATTCTTCAAAAATCTTACGACGCTGAGTTGCTGATCCTTTGATAACCTCAACATCAACTCCAGGCCACCAGCGTTCAAACTCACGCTTCCAGTTTTTCTTCAATGTGTTAGGGCAAACAATAAGCGCAGGGAAAACATCTTCGCCGCGATCTTGTAGCTCCTTAAGTGCACGAATCGCCTGTGCTGTCTTACCAAGGCCAGGTTCGTCTGCAAGTAGCGCACGTCGGGCTATTGCTAGAAACTTTACGCCAGCACGCTGGTGAGGAAATAGATCTTCATTACATCCGTCTTCAATAACTTCTAGTTCACGAAGCTCATTGGCAGGGTTAATGCGTGTTGCAACTTCTTGCCCCGCCCATTCTGCTAACCTAGGGCCAATTACAAGATCATCGCGAAACGTTGAGCGTAAGGCTAGGCAGGTTGCCCAGGACGTAGGCACACGCCATTGCTGCTCTTTAGGGTCCCACTTAGAACCAGGAATGCTTTTACACAGTTCCTTAAAGCGCCACTCTGTATGGATAATTACGTTCTTACCCAACTCATCGAGCTCTATGTTTACTGGCACCTATCGGTCCTCTCGTCGTTACGTAATACATACTATCAGGATTTGCACTTTTGTAAATACTATTTATGCTTAGTATCTATGGAAATAATATATCACGTATTACTGCAATAAACGCACTGGCTTCCATCCCGTTTTTACAAGCTTAAGTAGACCGTGCCTTATCGCGTCAAGAGCGTGACCTTCTCCACCTTTGTGCCAGTACTCAAGTTTCTTTAACTTTTTGTTATCAAACATTGCCTTAGCGTCGGCAGGTGATTGAAAGTAGATGTCATCTGGCTTTCTCCCTGCGTCCATAAGGCACTGCTTAAGGATGCCAATCTGCTCAAGTGAATACGGAGCCTGTGAGTTGCGAACCGTCTGAGCGTTAATGGTAAATCGCTCACATACGACGTCTAGTGCGTCGCCATACAGGGCTAGAGTGTCCCGTATAGGCCTCGCGTACTCGTCCTGTTGGAATTCACCAGACCAGATTAAAACCGGCTCCTGGCCGCTCTCAAGACTAAATAGAGCCATTCCAGTGGCTTTACCTGGGTCTACTGCAAGAACATATCTCATTAGTATTTGTCTCCCCAGGTCTCCATTGGACCGTCAATACCAGCGGTAAGTGGTACGTCCCAACCTTCGGTTGTAGTCATGCATTGTTTAACAACTTGCATGATCTCCTGGGCGTCTTCCCGCGGAGCGTTTAGCACAATTTCGTCGTGCACTGGAACGATAAGAAGCTCGGTTAGATCTGCCTGGTCAAGTTTAATAAGATTTGCCTTAAACACCTCGGCAGCTCCACCTTGAATGAGATAGTTAACAAGTGTATATGCGCGATCTTCATCGCAAGGTAGGCGTCGACCTGTCCAGGTGTATACGTATCCTTGTCCCTCTGCCTTCAAGCGTCTCATTCCAGCATCTTCAATCTGACGTTGAAAGAGTGCCATTCCAGGAAAGCGCAGGTCGAAGGCGTCTGATGTTTGGCGCATCTGAGTCTCGGCAACTCCTGCTGTCAACGCCTGCTTAGCGACTCCTGCTCCGTAGAGACGTCCATACACAGTTCCCTTGATGAGGTTACGGCGCTTATCTGACCGTTGCATTGTTGGATCTCCGTAGATTTCACGACCAATTTCAGTGAACGGATCTGACCCTGTCGCATCTGCACGGTTAAAGAGCGTGATGAGATTTGGGTCCTGTGAGAGGGAGGCAAACATTCTAAATTCGACCTGGTCAAGGTCTGAGGTAATGATGACATGATCTTTATCCTTTGGTATGAATGCGGTGCGAACAGTTGCGTCACCTTTTGGCAGCGTCTGTAGCGCAGGGTTTTGGATTGACATGCGGGAAGTACGAGCGCCAAGTGTCTTTACAGAAGGGTGCACAAAACCGTTAACGTTATCGTTGATAAAGTTTGCAAAGTATGTGTTAGCAAGCTTATCTGCCTTACGTTGTTTTAGCACAACGTCTGCAAGGTTCTTCACGTCAGCGTTACCTGCGATGGCAAGAAACGCAAGTTGATCCTTGTCAGCAGACTTTTGACCAGACGGCGTGTACGACGTGATCTCTGCGCCAAGCGACTCAAACAAGCGAACAAGTTGAATGTTACTTGTGATTGACACTCCATTGTACGTTTTCTTAGCCCAGTCCTTTACCGACTCTGCATACGCAGTTAGTTCATCAAATTTCTTTCTTGAGTAATCAAGATCAATCCGTGCGCCGTTAATCTCCATACGAGTAACAATCTTACGTGCAGCCATTTCTAGCTCATAAGCACGGTGGTATGGCTGTCCTGGCCCACACTTTTCCCAGAACTGTTCCCATATGCGCATTGTTAAAACTGTGTCAAGCGCACCATAAGCCCAGTAAGGCTGAAAGTTTGTAGGAACTGTTCCCCACGTCCAACCGTTTGTTGCTAGTGACGTATCAAGAGTTTCCTGCATTGCCGCCGCACGACCATCAACGTAAAGTGACGCAAGACGTTTTAATGCACCTGAGCCAAGAGGATCAATAATGTGCGCCATAATCATCGTGTCGTGCGCACGTTCCCACGGCATCTTCCAGGTTGAGTGAACGTCAAACCAGCGAGCCTCAAACGCAATGTTATGACAAACTATCGGGCCATCAAACTTGTCCATAGCCTCGTAAAAAACACCAGACCATTCCTTCCAAGGAATTGCCCACCCTGTTAAGCCATCACCAACCTGCACTAACCGTAGTTGCCCGTGCCAAGGCGAGAGCGCGTCCTTACGCTCGCCACCTGGATTCTCGCCTGTTTCAGTGTCAATTGAAATTGCGTTGTGCGGGCGACGTTCGCTAAGCCACGCAATAAACTCACGCGCGGTATCAACGTTATCAACAAGATGCAGTTTTACGTCATTTAGTCCTGTAGTCGTCATTTAGTCCTCTAGTATCACTACGTCAACGTTACAATTTTTAAGATACTCGATTGTAGCCTCTGGCTTACGGTGAACTGCCTTGCTGCCAACACGCATAACAACCTTTGCCACTCCTGAGTTAGATACAAGCTTTGCGCACTGTAAGCACGCTACGTCTGTTATGTATATTGTTCCACCTTCAATGCGAGATCTATCAACGTATAAAAGAGCGTTTGCCTCCGCGTGAATTGATGGGCATGTGTCATACATGTTGTCTAGTGGAACAAGACCTTGCGCACGTGGGCACCACTCGATACAGTCACCTTCAACGTCAAGAGTTGCAGCAGGTCCATTGTACCCAGTAGACGCGACGCGCTGGTTAGCAGAAACTACAACCGCACCAATCTGTGCACGCGAACAACGTGAACGTCTAGCAATGGTGTCTGCAACGTCCATCCATACCTTGTCCCATGAAGGTCTATCTAGGCTCAAAACGGCACATCTCCTTTATCGTCGTCATCGTCTATGTGACCGTACTCGTCCATTCCTTCATGAACTCCTGCAGCAAGAATGTGCGCAACAATAGTTACAGACTGCCGACGCGTAAAACCAGCACGCGTAAGTTCACGATACATCTCATGCATCTGCAGTGCAGCCTCACGTAGAGGGCTCATGTTGAAGTCCTCCTCGTTAAGACCGCCTTCTTTCTTATTGTCCGTCATTATTTGCTTTTCTTGTCTGCTTGCTCTTTATCCTTCTGTAAGTTGTTTAGAACAGCACGTTTCATTGAGTCGGTGTACCACTTCTCAGAATCGTTAAGACGCGCATACGTTGGCTCACTTACGGTTGCCTGCATTGCAAGCATGGCAGATGACTTAACCTCGTTCCAGGTGCGCCCAGTGATGGCAGGAATTGTCGGGCTATGCAGCGCGTGTGCAAGCTTGTCTGCTGAGGCGTAGTGCTGCTCGTAGATGTGAAGTGATCCTACGTGATGATTGTATGTTCCAGGCTCAATACCTAAAACAGATGCCATAGCAATTTGCACGCGGGTAAACTGGAAGAAGTCATACGCTGCGCCTAGCCATACGTCGTTTGAGCGCATGTACACGCTCATGTTGAGCTTGTTGTTGCGAATACGGAACTGATGTAGGATTGTGCAAGGATAGTCACGCTTTCGTTCCTGTAGGTCAAGTTGCGGATTCCAAATTGTAACTACTGCCTGTCGTGTATCAGGATCCTGCATAAGTCTGTCAATAATCATGTCGTATTGCCCTGCAGTTCGTGGGCCGTATGCTCCATGAAATAGACCGTTGTCCTCTGCGTAGTTTGCAAACTGTGGACCAACAGAGATAACTAAGTCTGGGATAGTTACGCCTGCAAGAAGCTGGCATGCCTCAACTGCGCCGATGCCAGGGACTGTTCCTCGACCAACCTCGAGAGGTAAGGTATTAAACACGTTGTCAATGCGAATAATTGCATCCTCGATCTCAAGGGTCTTCATACCGCGTGGAGCAACCTCCTTGCCGTGCTCAAGTACATGCTTAACAAGATCAACGTATCCGTTGACTCCGTCCTGTATATTTATTATCGCAGTATCCATGCATCATCCTTTTCTTGTAGTGTAGCAACTCGTAGAATTGCATCTCCGTATTCTTCCTTGCTTTTATTAAAGAACCTACGCACATACTGCGGGTGAGGCAGAACAGAGTAGTAGTCCTCGTGTACGGGAATTGACGCCAACGTCTTTTCCGCAAGACGCCCAAGAACAACTATTCTTGGGAAACCTAACGTTCTCCATAGCTCTAGGAACGATTCCTTTACGCCTTCATCATTTATGTTGATGATGCCAACGCTACGCCAAAGTTCATCTGACATTGCGGTAAGCAGGTACTCCGCAGAGTTTCCGTCAACAGGCATAAATGGAAGTTTTGTTTCTTCACCGTATTTCTTTACGATGTTACGTGTATCTCCAATAAGCAGTATCTTTGGACTCGGGTTTCCAATATAGTACGGAAAAGGCTCAAGCTTGGCTGCCATTAACTCAACCTGCTCTGCGCTATCAACTATGTACTTTGCAACCTCAGGTATAAGATCAATGCTATCAGCTGGAGGTTCAATTTTTGCAATTATGTTTGACGAGCCACAGGCAATTTCATACTGTTTAAGAATATCACTGAGGTCACTTACGTCTACGAAGTCGTCGCCGCGAGAGGCAAGACGCTGCTGAATAACATCAAGAGGCTGATATAGCCAAAATTGAGCAACACCACGAGACATGAGGAAGAGTTCAACCCAGCGCCAACCGGCCTTACCTAGTAGACCGTATCCATCCTTGTTTGTACTCGGGCGAAACTTAGGAGCGTAAGTTACCTCGCCCCAGTGCCAACGGTCTGATAGACCAATGCAGTTAAACCAATTTATTGTTTCAATTGATGTGACGTAATCGTTTAGCACCCAACGGCGTGTTTGTTCGTCAGGACGCCCCTTGTGAAAAAGACGCGTTGGAGTAGTCGCAAAGCGCTCATTAAGCTCATGCTCAACTGCAGCGATAAGAGAGCTCTTACCTGATGCGTCGGTACCTTCGATTACTATAAACATCTTGTCCTTTTGTCCTTAGTAGAATGATTATAACACGTTAAATTGTCTTAGGGAATAAGCTCAATTCTGTACATCTTCTCAATACCTTTATCCTTAATAGACGCCTCCTCAAGAAGACGCTCTGCAACCTTAGTAAGATAACGAGCTCCACCTTGGTCGTATTTATACAGCGCCTCAAGAACAGCGTCTGGCTCCTCGGATACCTGTGCCCAGTATCTTGGTTTTTCTGGAAACACAAGATCAACATCAAATGTAGGGCTGCACTGCTCACAAGGTACTGAGTCTGCATCTAGATTATTAACAGGCTCCTCAGATAGGCCGTATCTTTTTACAAGAGGGCAGGCTGCACCGTGAAATACAAGTGATATACCGATGCGTGAAAGAATGTATGAGCCGTTCTCTGTCTTATAGAGCTCGAACTCGATCCATCGAGTAGAACCACGACGCCAGGAGGAAGATGAGGCTAGAAGTTTGCCGTTGAACTGCAGTATGCGAGTTCCGTCTTTTACCTCAAACAATTATTGTCTCCTTAGTCATAACGTCGTTAGACGTAAATAGTATCATACAATTTTTTATTTTGTCATCTTGTCTCATTATAGATCTGCAAACATTGGATTTTCTGCTATATAATCTCCACAGAATCTCATAACCTCGAATAGTTTTTCTGATACCTCTGAAGTAACATCAGTCTGTGCGTCTATAAAGGTTGCTATGCCTCTAAAGTAATCACGAAGGTGGTCGTAGTACTCTGCTATAGAAGGAGGGTAGGCGTCTTTTGCTTCAGCAAGAGGAGCCTCAGACGAGGCAATTGCCTTTCCTTCCTCGTTGTAGACTACACGCATAATCTTTGGGTAGCCATGATCTCCTTCGTCTATCATTGCGACGTATCTTATTTCTAGTGACATGCTTTATTTGTCCTTTCGTATGTTAGTTACACTCTCAAGGTGATCTACCCTGAGAGAAAGTTCTTGAATTGACTTAATAACAGGAGAGATAAGCTGGTTGTAGTCGATTCTTCTTACCGGAC